CAATTTAGCATAGCCACCTTCTGATATATCATGAAACATAAATCTCATTGCTCTTTCATCAGTAGATCTTTCGGCAGAACCAATTGTTTCCATTCCACCTAATATTACATCAATCTTCTTTGCCTTATCAAATCCTTCAGGATATTGAGCCATGTTCCAAAAGGGAGATGTATGATTTGGAAATTCAGTAATCATTCCCCAACCAATTTTTTCTTCTTCTTCATGTCCGAGTTCTTCAACTCCGAAATGTTCACACCAATCGGCGTATGTTCTTATATCAAGTTCAGGTAAGTGAAGATATTTACAAAGTTCTATTTCCATTTCCTTAAGCGCTCTCATATCGCCTGGAAATTCAAATTCAAACATTGGAAATATAGTTTCATGTCTACCTTCTACTGGATTTGGTTCCTGCCTATACGAAGTCGAGAGACAAAAAAACCCCTTCTCTGAGGGGTTCCTTAAGAGTTCATACTCTAACCACATTTGTCCCGTTTGCGGGAGCGGCCAGACTTGGCCATTATATTCATATGTGGCAACTGTCTCCGGATCTTCACAGGCAGCTAATATACTCAATCTATTTTGAGTGTGTACTTCTAAAAAGCCTTTCTCTAAAAAAAAGGACCTTAATAGGCCCGTTACGTGAGAAAATTGCTTTGGTTCTATAATACTTGTCATAAAAGCTCCTATTTAACAAATTCACAATTGTTTTATTTATAATCGAGATTCGTATATTTTCTTCGCTTCGAACAATAAATCCGTCCAGTCGTCTCTTTTTTCAATAAAAACTTGAGGGTGTTCGTTATCAACTGCTATAAGGATAACTAATTGTGGGACAGGAATTCCTGTTCTTTCTTCAAACATAATAGCATAAGCTGATGCCTGAGCGAAGTAACTATGAATCCATTCTTTCTTTTTTAATTTTCTAGATGTTTTAAAATCTATAATGCTAAGCTTATTATCAAACACCCCGACACAATCCACGCGTCCGGCGAGTTTGAGATGCTTAGAATATAATGGTGCTTCGAGTCCAAGGATTTCTGATATATTCTCATCAAGTATTGGTTGTATATCTTTGAAAGTTGACTTAACATCAGGCATTACGTCCTTATCGTATTCTTCTTCATTGCTTAAATATCTTTCAACAATGGAATGAACTGCTGTACCGCGATTAGCGGCTCTAACACCAATTTTATTTGCTTCTTCATAACCTACCCTTTTCCGCCAGGCTTGAATAGCTTCTTCACTAAGAACTTTAAGAACAGTCGTAACGGAGTTAAACGAACTACCATCAGGGCATTTATAAGTCCTGCCAGTTTCTGTTGTTTCTGCGATAAGATCATCATATCCCAATTCTATTATGTTGTGGTTGAATGTTTTTCTCATTTTCAAGTTCTTCTATTCTTTTCTTTAATTGTTCAATTTCACGTTCTTTTATTCTTAATTCTTCTGTGCCTCTATAACCGTATTCAGTATATCCTTCACTTTGCGGTTTTTGTCTTAGTAGGCTTCTAATAGTAAAAAGTGGATTATCCATACCCTCTCCTATTTTAATGCGGTAATCAATAATATTGCAACTAGAAGTATGTTAGTTATGATCATTTGTGAACATAATATAAGGTGGTACCAAACCCACCTATGTTTATATAAATTTTCGACTGATACTGTTTCATCGACTTCTGCATCTTCAGATAATTCTACTGGATGCTTTTTAAGTCCTAATATTGTTAATAAATCCATAGCTCCTCTTCATAATTAAACTTCTTTCTTCATCTGTGAGTATAACCCATTCTCTAATTTCATTTTGAGTTCTCCCGCATCCTATACAAACACCTTTTTCTAATGTACATATTTTAACGCAAGGGGTTTCAATACTATCCCAATCAATCCTTTTTCTTTTTCCACGCCTCAAAGCATTTTCATATTATGAGCTGGATGATTTTCTGCAGCTCTTTGTTGGATTTCTCTAAACCCATCATCTACTTTAACGCCTTGAGTATTATTAGCACCGTATCTAAAATTTGGTGTAGAAAGCATTTGTTCAATATCAGGATTATCTTTTAGATAACCTTCACGTTCTGACATTTTCATTACTTTCTCAAAGACCTCACCGGTCTTTTTGTTTTTGAAGTTGTATGACGGCACTTAATAACTCCTCTAAATTTTTATCAATATTATTAACTTGTTTCTTTATTTTATTTATCTCTCTAGTAAGGATAGTATCACTCGAAGAAACACCTCCTTGAGGTATGTCAGTTCTATCAATCACATCAGTTGATATATTTTTCAACCTTTCGGTATCTTGTTTGAGTTTCCACAACATCCACTCATAATATCTTTCTGGTTCTTTACTCTGCATATTTCCTCATAATTTCACTTTTAATCATGAGTTTTTGTTTCTTTTTATCTCTTAATTCAGTCCAAGTAGATTGACTTCGATTTGCTTTTCTTTCTTTTTGTAACGCCGATATTTCTTTATCTAGTGCTTTATGCTTTAGTTCCAATGTTTCAACATTATAGTTTGATCTCATTAGTCTAACTCCTCCTCTATGATTTCTGGTTCTGCGTCTTCTAAACAAACAAATCCTACTCCTGAATCTGCTACTTCTTCTTCCCATATAACGTTAGCATAACATTCATGGGGATCTTTAAAATAATCTATCGCTTCCCCTTCAACAACTCCAAGAGGATTGATAGTTACCATTACTAAAATCCATCCGTATACCATTATTCATATCCTTTATATCCTTCCCACCAGTGTGGTGCCTCACGACCCCATTCCCATTTAGCAAAATGTTTAGTGGCGTGATAATAATTTCGATAGGCTTGAACAGCATTACCCGGTACTTTACAATTTGGGAATTGATCCATCGCTTGAGCCCATTCTGTTCTAGGACCTTCTGAAATATTTTCAGGAGGTGCAGCTAATAACATACCTAGCTTTTCCCATGTCTTATGGTATTTACCTCGTCTGTAATGATATTCCTTAGAAAGTGCGTTTAAGTGAAAGAAGTGCCAATTATAATTGGTGCTGGATTCCATTGTCCATTTAGTACAAGGATGACCAATATGTACAGCAGAATAATACAAATCATCTCGTTTATCGCCAAATGCATAATAAGTTATTTCACTTTTACCTGATCGTGATCTACGTTTTGTAGGTTTTCCATCAAGTACTCTATGTGCTGTACTTAACATTTGTGCTGATTCCAAAATCATTTTGGGAATATGTTTGTCACACATCATCATAGCGGCCGCGGCCGGATCTTCATCAAGAACAAAAATATTCATATACTATTCAGTCTCCTCTTCCTCTTTTTCTGGTTTAATTGGATCTTTAATAAGATTTGGCCATGCTTCTTGCACAGCTAGTTTTGTCACACCTTTATATAAACCTTGAAACTTTTTATCTTTCATGGCAATTAAAAGTGGAGCATCTTCTGGATGTACTATAGACAACATGCCTATAAACATTTTTTCTCTTTTAGCAGGCATCATATTATCACCCGCTCCGCCTTTAGCTAAATACTTAAAGTTATTTTTTACTTGTTTTTGTATTACTGCTGGCGATGTAGCCTCGTTTGCAGCCTTATATGGAGGTGCACCTTCTGGCAAATTAAATTGAATGGAATCATCATATGCGCCTCTTAATAACATTTGAAGAGCAAATGATTGCCATTTATGAAGTAGTTGTACTTTTTCTTCACGTGTTTGCACTGATCCTACTTCAGTTAATGCTTCGTGCAAAGTATGATTATTTGGATTTAACATGGAAGTCCTCTATAGATTCAATCAAAAGTTTTAATCGTTTTGTAATTAAATAGTTCAAAACCTTACTTCTGTGTGGAAGTTTATAATTTGTAAAACTATTTATAATATTTAAATATAGATCATCAGGTGTTTTACTTAGATCTATTATTTTTTCATTTCTACACCAGTTGCGATACCAAGATGCAGCATATAATAATTCACCTTCTTCAAGGTCTTCAATTATTTCCTGTTTCTTTTTCTTAGAAAGAGGTGTTTGTCTTTCACCTTTTACAAAAGTATCATCAGCTGATAGTATATTTGGTACACCGTCACCGCTATCACCTTTTAATATATGTTCTTGTAGATATAATCGTGGATTTTTTTCAACTACTAGTTTCTTAGTCATAGGACTAAATTGAGAAACATTTGAAAACTTTTGTAGTTGTTTAAAATCATGGTCAGCTGATACAATCATAATATCTTCGTGTTGGCCAAATTCCTGAGAATTATGTACCAATGCACCAATAATATCATCAGCTTCACATCTATCTTCATGTAGAACTATATAAGGAAAATTGTCTCGAATATCATCTCGTACACCATTTATAATTTCAAAGATATGAGTCCAATCCATTGTGGATTCTTCTCTACCTTTTTTACGGTTTGCCTTATATTCAGGAAATACTTCTTTACGCCAAGAGCGATTATCACAAGCAAGGACCATTTGTCCATACTTATCTCTAAACTTCTTGTTGTACATACGGATTGAATTAAGGATCATATGACGAATTAATTCTTCATCAATATTCATCCTTTGGGTTATTATGCCAGCTATGGCAATTGCGCTGTAATCTACTATAATCATAATATATATTATACCATATTTTAAACGGAATGTAAACCGTTTTTTTCACTTTTTTTCTTCAAATTTTCTCATTTCTTTTACCGCAATGTCTATAACTGTACTCATCTCTTGCATGATGTCATGAAACGGATGATGCGGTTCTTCTTCTTCATCTGCTTGTCTTCTACATGCAGCATATGCTAAATTAGTCAAAACCTTTATATCATTAAGCAATTGTTTATCAACTGTATAACCTCTTTCATCCATAATTTCTTCAATAGTATCTCCTACTATTGATACTGTATCGAGATCATAAGCTACACCTGCCGGAGGTCGAGTTCTTTCAACAGGGAATACTATTAGTTCACCCATTTAGACCTCCGAGGTGTTTCGCATGTATTTTGCATCCAATAAACTCATTATAGTATTTATCACTTAATAGTACATCATGGTGAAATTGTAATTTAGCTTCAAAATAAGACATTTCGCCTTTATTCTTACATAGCCTGAGTATTATTTTTTGAAAGTTCTCTCGCCCCTTGCTTTCCACCAAGCTCTGAACTTTGTCACTGGAGCCATAATAATCCCGCCAATCAGACTCAACACGCGTACGCACACGTCTTTTACGAGTCTTAGTAATCGGGAGGGTCTTAGGCCTCCAAAAATTCTTTTTGCCAATGTACTTACGCCCAGTATCAAGCTCCACAATTTCATACACAAAGCCTTGATAAGATTCAGGGGTTTCATCAAAAACGTCTTCATTGTAATACCACATATTTGTATTTATTCTTCATCTTCGTCTCCATAGTTGTCTTCTTCTTCGATATCATCATCGTCCTCCTCCCATAAATCTTCTCCACAAGACGGACAATAATTTAATTGATTATCATTATCATCAAACCTAACTTCGAATTTACATCCGCAGTAATCGCATTCCTCCATTTGCTCCTCCTATGATAAGTCTTTTGATATAATATAACTTTGTAGCTCGTTAAAGCCTCCTATCATCTGACCATCAACAAAAACTAATGGAACAGTTGTCCATCCATTAGCTTTTTCAAGCACTTGGTCACGGTCTACATCTTTACCTATAACCAAATTTTCAAACTCTATTCCTTTATTTGATAATAAATTTTTAGCCGCCTCACAGTAATTGCAAGGCGGAACTTCTTTAGTGTATAATGTTATTGCCACTATATTTCACAACCACCAGCAGTACATGCTAGCTCCTGTGAACCAACTGTCATATCTCTAGTTTCATATGACGCTAATACAGACCAATCAACATTTTTTGGCATTTCAGAAAGCATTTTCTTATATGCCTCCACATCACAATCTTGATATGGTGCCTGTTGATATGTATGATCACTAAACGGTAAGAATGAAACTCCACTCATCCATTCAAAGTTATCAAATACCCATGAACCAACTTCCATCCATTCTTCTTCTTTAACAGAAATAGTTACAGATGGTTTATGTTCACACCAATGCTTTTGATATGATAACCATAACTCTAATTGCTCAATAGCACTCATATCTGTACGGAACACCGCGTGAGATGGTGCTTTCATTGGAAATGAAAATACAGATGTATGGCCAGGATTCATTATATCATCTTCAACTGGAAAACCAGCTTCAACCATCATTTGCGTGAGAGGATCTTTTTTATCGCCTCTAACGGTCCTGATATAATAAGGATTATGCCTAGCATGTATGCCTGAAGCTGCGTCAACAAGTTGTGATACAGTTCCACTAGGCTTGACACACGTAATGGCGGCACTCTGAGGAATGCCAATCTCTTTAGCAATCGTTGCATTTGATTTAATAGCCCTTTCTTTTAATTCTTTGAGGAGAGAGTCTAAGTTTCCTTTTTTACCATTAGTTAATGGATTATCCATAATTCCAGTAATAGATACACCTAGCAACCTTTCTTCAGCACAATTTTTACTCCACTCTTTACTTACATATTTAAAGTTAACTAATGTAGATTGAAATGTTCCAAGAATAGCAGCAAGTTCTACCTTTTCTAATAGTGTTTCTTTTGTATCTTCAGGTCTTACCACAACTTCAGAAAGATTACAGAACTCACGATCTCGTAGAATAATTTCACTACATGGGTTAGTTCCATATTCATGACCTTCTGTATTACGCCTTCCGTTTCGAGCAGCTTGTTCAGTTGCAGACGCACGGTTGAATATACCTCTTTCACCTGATTTAGAATCATAGAGTGCTTTCCATTCATCCATGAATACACCCATGTCTGGCTTTTCTGTATAACATGCACTATTGTTTGCGAGAGCTCGTTGACCTTCATGTTCCCACCATTGACCTGATTTTGCATGCCTCATTCTGTCATCAGAAAGGTTTGATAAAGAGATTAAAGCTGATCTCCTTACACCACCGACAACAACTATTTCAGCTATTTTACATACAATATCATGGCATTCTATTGAACTTAATTTTCTACCATTTGCTTTTTTAAATATATTAACGCAAAAATTAAATAAACCATTTAATGGTTCTGGACCTGATGCTCTACCACCAAATGTTTTTAACGGTGTTCCAGCTGGTCTAATTTTTCCTAAGTCCCATTTAGGAACTTGACCGATATATAACATACCTACTAGTTCTTTAAGAGCTTTGGCCCATCCTAATTTACTATCCGCAACTGTAATAACAGTATCAGAAGGAAAGAACTCTTCGGCTACAACAGGTAGCTTTGAAACGAATTGTCTTTCAACTGAAAAACCTACACCAGTTCCATTCATTAAAACGTACAAAATTTCATCAAAGGCTTGTACTCTATCAACTGCTACATATGAACAGTTATATCCTGCAATATTTTCTCTTTTTAATGCTTCACCTGCTGTCATTAAACACCTCATTGAAGGCATTATCTTACATTCTAAAATGGCATTTTCTAATTTATCTTTTAATGATTTTTTAATTTCGTATCCGTGCATTTCTTTTAAATGTTCGGAAAAGAAACCAAAATACCTTTCTATCGTCTCTCCCCACGTTTCTCTGCGGCCTTTTTCAGGTAGCCAACGAGAATATCGTGATAAATGTATGAACTCTTGATAAAGAGTCGGCAAGTGGTTACTTGGCATTAATCTCTCCTGCTTATAATATATTAATTTAAATTGTAGTTGTAATACTTATTTATTTTCTGCGAGCTTTCTCGATGGCCCTAGAACCAAACCAAAATGAAATAATTGCAGCAAAAATTGCTTTTGTTTCATCATCCCATAATAAGTTTATAGCCTCGGAAAAGTCCGTTCCTTTTTCAATCGCTTCCATGAGAAGTGTAATCTCAATAACGCAGAATAGCCCAAAGAAGGCATAAGTTATAACTGGTCTAACAGATCTTTGTAAAGCGCTGACCCATCCTCCAGTATTTGATATTGCGACATCGTGTTCAATAAGGCGCTTATGCTCTTCAGCTGCACCCATTTCATTATACATTTTAATATCGTGATCGTACCCGTCTTTTCTTAGTTCCGCCATCACTCTCATTTTTTCAAGTTCATGTTTTTGATCGCCTTTCTTGGCGAATGAATCTGTGATTGCGGGTACCGCAGAACTTGCAAACCCTAAAAGGGATCCTAATATACTTAACATTATTTTACTCCGTTGTTCCTTCTGAACATTTTACCTATACTATATTTATGGCGGTTGTCTGTTCGTTTAATTCCTGGTGTTAAATCTACACCTCCACCTGCTACTGAATTAGCTGGTGCGTCTTCTTCTACTTCTTCTTTATTAGATTTAGCCCACTGCTTTTTGTACTTAGCAGTTTGCCTATCTGGATATTTTTTCTTTGTCCTAGGATCTACTTCATCAGGGTGACCCTT